AAGCGTGATGACGAACGGCGTCATCTGCACTTTCAAGTTCGGCTGGACCCCGTCCTAGCCAAAAATGTTCAGCACTACGCTGATCAAAATCACGGCGGCGTCAGAAACGCCGCAGTCAAAACCATTCTTTCGCAATTCTTCAAAGGTATTAATCTTGATGGCTGATTTCGCTCCCGACGCATTCACACTTTGGTTCAACTGCAACCAAGACAAAAAAACTAATGGTGCTTATTGGGCTTCATCTGAAGTACCTGTGGCTGAACTACGCAAGTTAGTTGAATGGGCTAAGACTGCAGAACGCACCGAAAACCAAAAAGGGGAAGAGTGCGTAAAGCTTCGCGCTAACCTTCGCCCTCGCGTTAGCAAGGCCGGTAACGACTTCTTACTGATGGCAATCTCAGATCAAAAGCCACCACAAGCAGAAGTTGATTTCTGATTGATTCAATGGGCACGGCTAAACACCGTGCCTATTCTTTTGAGATGAAGCCAACCATTGAGCAGGTCGAAAAAAACGGGAAGCTGATTTGGAAGGTAGAAGCCGCTGGCGTTGTTCGCTATCACGAGCAGGACTGGCAAGCTGAATGGCTTTACAACTATTTGACACGTCTCTATAACTGCGATGAAACCAATCCTCAGTAATTGAGTCATGGCTGCAAATTTGCACTGGACGACTCAGCCTCAGCGCCAGATTGATCTAGCCAAAATTCGGGTCAGGGACACGTTGCACGAATCCAACCCAAAATTAACAACGCTAGAAAAAGCTCTTAGGGTTTCTGCTCTCCGCCAGAAAGCACGGCATCAAGCAAGGCAATGTGACCAACGGCCTGCTTAAGCAATCGGGCTTGGTGCCACTGAGCTTTTGCCATGGCTACGCATAGCTGCGACAAAACATCAATGTTGTTGCAGTCTTCAATCTCCCTAATACTGCGCTCTAAAACAAACTGCTCACTCAGGCTTGGTTCTACCACCATCCAGTCGAAACTGTTCAAGGGCTCGTTTTTCACTGGCGTAAATCCCCTCTCTAAACCGAATGTAATCATGCGCGGCAGGGATTAGCCACTCATGCACTGGTAAACAAGCCTGCCAATTCACAGGTTGAACACAGTTCATCACGACTGTGGTCCAAAACGCACTGATATAACCCCAATTCATCGGTCAACAAATATGGCCCAGCCACTTGCTTCTCCTTCTATTGACCAACGTTGGTAGAAAGCAGGCCGCGACATCCTGATCCGCTCCCCTGATTTTGTGGTGTCATGGCCACCCGTTTCCATATTTGGAAGTCCGAGCGGATCCATCGCAATCAGGTCATCTTTGTCATAGCCAATGATTACGCTCCAATGCCCACAGCCTTCGCTATCGCATACTGCTGGATTACCTTTGGTCAGATCACCTTTATGCAGCCAGCCAACCATGATTGGCCTGCCAGCATCGATCTCAATCTCAATATCTTCAACCCTCACGTTTTTGCGGAACTCAGCGTCCAGGCCAAGTGATCTCAACGCAGAGACCTGAGCATGAACTTCGGTCGTATCGCCAAATTTCCGTCTCACCTGTCGATAGGCATCTTGACTTTTGATGCCGTGGTGAAAGGCAACGATCATACTTGCAGCGGCGTCGAAGCACTCACGCGATCCGTATCCGGTCGGGCTCAATAGCTGGTTGTAATACGGAACGCCGTAAACCTCTTGATGAATGCCACTGGTCTTCCACATCTCAAACCACTCAGCCTCATCGTCAAGCAAATCTTGATCGATCGACTTCTCTAGCTCCGCAATCGCAGCCAGCTGATGAGGATCACCTTTTTTGAAGAACTGAAAGAAGGGGAGCAACGATAGAGCCACAACTACAACCCACAACCACATTTATTTTTCGATGCGCTCCGTAGGAAATAGCAAATTCTTCAAATAGGTGCACGCGACATCGTCTAATTCATTATCAGTTTGCTCGCTGATCTTGATCAAACAATCCAACAGCAACTGTTTTACGGCCTTTGATTTGATGAAGCTAAACAGGATTGGCTTTAGAAGTAAAACCATGGGACCACTGTGTTTGCAATTACTCTAGTTCCTATTGGCATGTCCCTCAAGCCTTGCCACATCTTGCTCTAGCGTTGATATGCGCTGAAATAGCTCCTGGTCCCTAACCCTCAGGTCAGCGTGAAGCACATCCATTCGATTGGCTAAATTGTCTACAGCACTTGTGAGGCGCACCAGGGAATCACGTCCATGCTGGTTTTCGCGGTTGGCTCCTTTGATGCCTGAGGCAGCTACGCCTATTGACGCACCAGCAACAGCAGCCCAGATTTCAACCACCATTCGACCTTTAGCGTGAACTCATCATGGCAGAAGAACAGGTTAAGCAGGAGCACGAACCAGAATCAACAGCTTTGGCGGATTTCGTAAAGCTTGCTGTTCTTACATGGTCGATTGCAATGCGCAGCCTCAACTACCTGGGCTATGTCAAAGCAATGGACCCAACATTCCCTGCCTCGTTGCTGACAGGCACCATGACGTCCTTCGGAGTAAATATTAAGCGAGCGAGCAATGGCAAGAAAAAAGATGAGCCGCCTACAATCGCAGAACAAACCCCTGCGTCCAAACCAAAATGAGGCGTTTTCTCTTTGTATCGTGCCTAACGTTTTTTGCAGTAAGTCCTGCTTCGGCGGATATTACAAGCAAAATTCAATCGTCGATCTCGCTAACTGTTGATGGCGCAGCATCCCAAGCAAATCGCATCGGCTCTTCACTATCTGTATCTGGTTCTAACGTCACTTTGGGTACTGCTCCTAAGTTCGGGAGCTATAGCGCAGGGACCGCTCTTGGCTACACTCCTGGCGTGTTTACTATTACTAATGCTGGTGACAGCTTTTCATATTCAGAGTCATTCTTAGGCGGCGATAATACTCCAACAGTTTTATCAACAACAGTTACTGCAGGTGTTGTTCCTGCATTGCCAACCTTTGGGAGCACTTTGACTCAAGCTGGGGGAGTGGCTGCGACATTAGCGGGCTCGCTTGATTCTGGCGGTGCAATGTCGATTACTGCAGGGGGCGCAGGCACTGCGGCAGTGGCTCAACTGGTGATGGAGCTTACTGTTAAGTGAGAATCCTGCTGTTGTTGCTTTTAGCTGCCCCAGCTCAAGCAATCCCGGTGGTGCCTTCATTTAGCTCAGGCACTTTGACCAGTACAACTCAAACCAAGACCAAAGTTGTTGAAGTCATCAATTCTTACGATTATCGCAGCGGTTGGGAGTGGTCTGTAACCGGGACCAACATTGCACCTGTTGGTGGCGCAGTCTCTCCGGCAGGCTTAACTACAACGACTAAGAGCATTAACGGTGTGGCAAGTCGTTGGACCGGCCTGGACCCATCCACCAAGCCTGTTTGGAATATCGTGACACCAGGGGCTGCGTTTCAAATGACCGAGACACTTAACGGCCCAGGACTTACAAATCACACATTGATCAACAGGGAAACAGACGTAGAGTCTTTAACTGAGACAACTTCTGTGTTTACGCAGTAATGAAGCGTGCTTTGGCGGTTCTTTTGTTTATTGCCGGGCCTGTAAATGCTCAGGTAAGTGGTACTGCAGCTCCGGTCGCGAATAGTAGCGGCTCAGTGACAAATATGGCCATTCAAAATGTACCCGGAAGGCAATTTACAAATACTTATGGATCAGGAATTAGCTGCCAAGGTACTACTTTAAACATTAGCCCTTTTATTAATGGGCAGACAGGCTGGGCCAGCCCTTATGAGAAATATTACGACGAAAATGTGTACGATACTTTAGATTTAGTAGGAGCCTTTGATCCTGAAGGTAATCCTCAGCCAGACGGTATTCCTGACAACCCAGGCAACGTATTGTACACAAAACCAGTAAGAACTGGGCAGAAACAAAATACATCTATTAACGCTGGAATTACTGCCACAATCTCTATTCCACTTGATCGTCATCACGTAAGATCTTGCCGTAAAGCTGCAGAAAAACAAATACAGATCATGGAGGCAACATTGGCTGACCGTAGATTAAATTACGAGATTGCAAGATTAAAAAATTGCTCAGAACTTATGAAACAAGGCGTAATTTTTAACCCTTCTAGTCCGTATGCAGCAATATGTGCAGATGTCGTTTTGATTAATCCACCTGGCGTCTTGCCGCCCCACATCCATTCAATACCTACTTCTTTAACGAACGCTGAAACTTCCGACGCTGCCAAGCCGACTCAACAACAACTTTCTTCCCCAGCTTCTCCTTAATTTTCTTGATTGTCTTTTTGACGATGGGTTTGACAGCTTTCAACAGAATGTCGCCTAATGGTTTAGCGAGGATGGCACTTGTAACGCCTATCGCGGCAACCCCCGCAGTCGTAAAAGCAGCAGGCGCAGAAGGAGCCCAAAGGCCGACAATCGTTGGTATGTCCAACGGGTCGAGCTGTGCTTTGCATTCTCCATTGATCCGTTCATAGCCAATAATCACTGCAGTCTGCTGTTTATTTTTAGTTCCAATGGGCCTGGCATCCAGTGGCGGGCATGGCAGTTCTGTGTCTACATTTGGAATGCCGGTTGGGTTGGACGCCGCCGGTGAAGGGGACCGAGCCGGTTGTTTCGAGGCAGCCGGTTTTTCTTTTGGGTTGATGACTGGTTGTTTGGCTCGCGTATAAGTCAACGTGCCTGGAGTGAAATCAAGCGCATTGAACGAAGGCATTTCAGCGCGGCACAAAACCACATTCCCGCGAGGGTCATTTGTGTATGCGCTTTCATTCCCAGGCTGTACTGATCTGGTCTCTACGCAGCCAGGAACGTCAGCAACGGGGAATCCGAATCCAGGGATTGACGTTATTGGTGGGGCAGACGGGATGCTTTGTGGCGGGAGGCTACGCCAGGCTTGTATTTCTTGAACGCCAATGGGCTTTACCCCAACCTGGTTGACA